TGTCGCTGTAATCTTCGTAATAAACTTTTACAACACCAACCTTTTTGACCAACGCATCTTGAAAAACATCTGACAGAATTTTAAAGCCGTTCGACTCGTTAAATTTGTAATGCATGTATTGCGTGGCTTGCTCTGCTGCCGCAATGTCTTCTGGCCCAGTTGGGACAAACTCAACAGGCTTATCTGTGTTCATGAACACGCGCATTAACGACGGCTTAATCGCGCGGATGTTGTCTCGCACTTTTGTGGCTACAACCCGGGATCGACCTTCCTCGAAACCTAACTCCGTTTTACCATCAAAGTAATCTTGCGCCTTGATTCGGTCAGGAGTGATCTCTGCTTCCACAAAGTCAACCGCATCTTCGATTGCGGTGGCGGCGATGCTTTCGATTTCGTCGTCTTTTAAGGGTTTCAGCTTCATAAATTACCTATCATCGTCACCAGCTCAGAAACTGCTGGTGTCCCCGCCGCCCTAATGAGCATATCCAGCTCTGACTTTTCAGTCGCGTCTAGTGTTGCCCCTGCGATCCTTTTGTTTATCAACGCAAACGCACGCTCCGCGCTTTTACCTGTGAGGCCGTCCGCCCCTGTCAAAACGCGCGCCAGCTCTCCTAATGCCCGCTGACGCTGTTCTGTGATTGCGCCCTCAGTGACGCCAGTAATGTTCTGGATAGCGCCTTGAGTAGCATCGCCCGGCCTGCCCATGAGTATTGATTGCGCAGGAGTCGGTGCGGTCGCCTCGTCTATGTTTTCTTTAAGTTGCATTCTGCGCGCGGTGGCGCTGTTTTGCGCAATGTTTGCATCTAAATTGAAGGCAATTCGAGACTGCTCCAGCTGTTGCGTTAGCCTTCTGAACTCATCAGTGTCTTCGCCTAGCAATGCGCCCAGCTTCCTCAAGTTCATTGCGGAGCTCAAATCATTAACAATTTTTCTGCCTGCGGCGATGGCTTGCGGGTCATCTGCGTTGCTGGATATGACGCCCCGAGCGTTTTCCATTGCGTCCCGGAAGGCTACCCTAGCGCCAAGTCTAAGCGTTTCGAGCTCGGTCTGGCTTGCACTGTTGATTGCAGACAAAACGTCCTCTAGAGGCGTTGCCGCCCTAAAAATAACCTTGCCGACGTCAGCAGCTTCGGCCTCTTTAATCGTGTCGCCGCCTAGCTTCAACGCTTGCTTATAGGCGGGCACCAAGTCTGCCAGCGCGTCCCGCAACTCGCCTGCAAAACTGGCGAACAAAGGCTTGTCTACAACGCCTACGTTGTTGAATGCCTCGGCCTGTAACGCTCTCTTGATGTAATCCAACTGCATGACATTCGGCTGTTCGCTTAAAGCAACTGACCCGTCGTCTCGCACAGTGAATTTAATTTGGCTTTGCCGGGGCATTCCCTCCAGAGCCATATCGCGGTTTGCATTCCGGATTGCCTTTTCTGCCGTCTCGACCGGGATGCGCTCAATGATTGCCTCTAATCTTTGGCCCGCTGGTGACGCATAATTTATGGGCGAGTCATACGCTTTGCTGTATGCCTGCTGTCTTGCGTCGCGCGTCCGTGCATATGCCTCTTGCTGCAGTGTGCGAACTCCCGCTGGCGGCGGGCCTAGCGTTTCGTCGAGCGCGCTCTCTATCTGCCTGCCTTGGTCAGCTGACCGTCGCGCCACCGTTTGCGTGCCGACACGCTGGGCTTCCGGGCCACCCATCTGGATAGCAGTGTCTAGCAATGACGCAATGCTCAGGTCCGCATCCGCTAACATCCCTTGGTCACCGGCCTGCCTGATGCGTGCAACGCCGTCTTCAACGCTACCGCCTCCACGTATGGTCTGCGCTAAAATTAACGCCGCGCCATCTGATATTTGCAAATCTTTAGCAATTTCTTTTGCCGCTTCACGCAGGTCGCCAATACCGCCAGAGCCGGTCAACAGCCTGGACGATAGGTAACTGAACAACCCGCCGAACGTCGCGCCAAGAGCGGCGTCCTGCGCGCCCCGGATGCCGCGATCAACGATGTCGCCCTCCCCCGCTCCGAATCCTGATATACCGGCCTCACCACCTGCTAATACGGCACCTCTAGTGCCTGCCGCCAAGGGATTTACTGGAGAACCTAACATTGCCCCAGCGCCTGGGATCGCCATCGGAGCTGTAGCGCCAATGGTTCGCGCGCCAAGTGCTAGTGCTGGCTCCTCTTCCTCAAAAACTCTTTGCCGAGTTTCCATTCTGCTTCGAGCCTCGGGGCTGACGCCACCAACAACCTCCGGGATAAATTCGCCCACAAACGGCAGTCCTTGAGACGCCTTTTCTAGCGTTGCGCCGAGCGCGCCGCCGGTAGTCTGCATTGACTGCAACGCCTGCATTTCTTCTGGCAATGCACTACGCGGCATTCCAGACTGATGTCGCTGAATAAGGCGTTCTATTTCTCGCTGGTCGATCGACGAAAAGCTATCGGACACAAACAACAACCCAGACGGTGTCCGGTACACGCGCCCATTGTCTTGCATACCTTGCAATATCGGCGTCCCTAAAGCGTCCTCAGAGGCCCTTTTTGTAAATGACGGTGAGTCGATTTGCGGTGACGGCCTCTTAATACTTCCGTCAGCTATCAATGAATCTAGTATGTCGCTCACTGTCTGAACCCAAACTGTTGTAACGCGGCGTCAACATCGCTTATCCACGCCTCAAGGATTTGAGCCGTTGTTTTGCCCCTGTCTTTCCCTCTCTTATAAAATTCATCGAACCCGAGAAAAGTGTTGTTCTGCGGATTGTTGGGGTCGTAGTTCAGAACCAAGAATCTATCCGCTTGGGCTAGATATTTCTGTATTCTTCTTGCCCTGTCGATGTCATTATTTTCGCCTTCGTACCTATACTCTCGATCCCCAGCCAATTCACCAATCGCTATGTTTAGCTGATTTTGAGCTCTTGCCTCACGGATCAATCCTTTGTTGACCAGCTCTGTATTTTGTTCACTGGGATAGTAGGTTGATGCGAATACAGCATCAAAGTCAGTTTGCGGGCCTTTGTTCAGACGTAACTCTTCCGAAACCAAACGATTGGACGCCGCTCTGAATTGTTGAGCATTTGAAATAGCGTCAACGTCAACGTCAAATATACCGATAGCCGCCAATCGCTCTCTCAACTGATTTTTCAACGCCGCGTTTGGCCCTGTTTCAAACCCGCCTTCCAATATGCGCTGTTGAGTGCCTAGATAAACATTTTGAGCTCTAGCCTGCTGTGCCCTGCCTCCCACATCGCTGAATAACTGCTCAACCGTTCGCTGTATCTGCGTGTTGTCACCTGGGTTGTTAATAGTGACCCCAGTACCACCTACAGCACTGATTTTTTCGCGCGTGTCTATGGAGCCATCTGGCAAAATTGCGGCGTTATACATTTTTGCCGGGTCATAAACACCGCCAGTAATTTTTTCATTTAACTGCGCTCCAGAGAACGTGCGGAAATTAGGCTCCTGAGCCTCTTTGATAAACGCCGCAAAATACTCTTTTGCAAGCATTGGGTTTGTTTCAATCGCCTGCGCATACTGCTCTGCTTTGGGCCCACCGATCTGGCGAATTGCCGCGGCGGTACGGTTACCTTGCGAGCTCAGCAATTTCATTTGTTGCGCTGTCTCTAATTGCCTGCCCATCGCTGATGATAGCCCGGCGTCTGGCTGCAGCCGCATTGAGTTAAGCGCCAAAACTAATCTAGCGCGGTTTTCGTCATCAGAAAGGTATTCATTAACGCCGCGACCAATGCTGCCAAGAATGCCCGTGAGTCTTTCTCCCATACCGGGCGGGCGGGCATAATCAGCTGGCCGTTGCGTCGGGTCTGCCATAACTTGACGACCAAAGTTGTCAACCCTAAAACTTCTGTTTTCAATTGGCGCAGGGGTAGACGGTGGGACATTGGTAGCTCCCGGTAACGTAGCGGACATAACTATTTACCCCCGAACATATCGAACAGGCCCGTAATTGCCTCTTTGCCTTTATCACCAGCTTCAGAAATCCGATTTGGCACGTTCATAATGCGGTCGCCTAAATTACCTATCCGACCGGAAAGAGAGCTCATTGCCTCTTCATATCTTTTTATATCTGCAGGGTTCATCGGATCCATCCCTGACTTTTTCATACGAACCATATCCTCACGACTTAAACTGCCCAGTCCCAACTGACTTAGCAGTTCTAGTAACCCAGGGCTTTGCTGACCCTCCTGCACAGTTTGCAGCGGCTGTGCGTTTGATGGCTGCACATTCTCTCCGTACTCAAATTGGGTTGCGGGGTTTATTGGTAGCAGTTGGTTCATTATCATATGGTACTTGCCCCTAACGTCAGATAATCAAAAAGACCGGGCTGTCGAGATTGGGTTTGCGTTTGCGCCCCTGTTTGAGAGCCCGCAAATGCGCCTAGTTGCGTCTGCAGCGCCTGTTGTGGCGACTGTATAAACCCTAACTGCTGTTGATTAGCTGAATCCAGTAACGCCTGCTGCGCGGCTTGCTCTAGCGCGCCCTGTTGCGCAACCGCCTGATTGACCTGGTTAGCAATGTCAAACTGTTGGACACCCATGTTGCCCAGTTGCCCTGCAGCCGCCAGATTAAGATTCGCGCCTTGTAACTGAGCATTTTGGTTCGCAATCCCTGCCTGTAACGCCGCAGCCTGATTTGCCAAAGCTGCCTGGTTAGCTGCGCCTGCTGTAAATTGATTAGCTTGATTTTGCGCTGCTGCGTTAGCAAGGGCTGCTTGCGTAGCCAGTTGCGCATTTTGTAGACCAGCTGTATTAGATGCTTGCGCACCAAACTGAGCCGCCTGATTAGTCGCCGCTTGATTCGCAAGTGCTGCAGTATTCCCTGCTTGCGCACCAAACTGGGCCGCTTGGTTGACGGCTGCTTGATTCGCCAAAGCCGCTCGGTTTGCCGCTTGCGCAGTAAATTGACTCGCTGCATTACGTGCCGCCGCATTTTGTAAAGCAGCCACGTTCGCCGCTTGAGAGGTGAATTCTGCCGCCCTGTTTTGCGCCGCTTGATTAGCCAATGTCGCTTGCGTAGCTAACTGAGCGTTTTGTAAAGCTGCGCGATTTTGCGCTCCTGCACCAAACTGCGCGGCTTGATTTGCTGCCGCCTGGTTCAGAGCCTGCGCTTGTTGTCCTAGCTGCGCGCTCGTCGTATCTGCTTGCAAGGTTGCACGTTGATTCGCAAGCTGCGCCTGCTGGCCTAGCTGCGCAGTAGTTGTGCCTGCCTGTAATGCGGCGCGCTGATTCGCAAGATCAGATTGCAGCCTTGAGGCTATGTCCGATTGCGCCGCCTGTTGTGCTTGCGTGAAGCCAGCCTGTCTCAAGCCTGACGCGGTGCGTGCAGCTTGTTCTGCAAACGCTCGGTTTGTCTCTGCCTCCGCAATGGCTTGGCGAGATCCACCAAACGCCCCTGCCGCCTGCGCTTGCGCACCCTCGACGTTTTGCTGCATTTGTCTAGCACGTTCAAGGTCAGACAAAGACTGCTGTACTACTTGCGCCTCGAAAGGATTGGTATACCGAGACAGATCGGTATCTGCAATTTGCCCCGAGGCAGTGCGCTCGGCCAATAATGGGTCAACGCCTTGCACTCTTTCAGCGCGTACTGGGTCAACGCCAGCAATTCTTTCTGCGCCATAGCCTTGGGCGCGGGCTCGCTCTGCAGCTGCGTTAGCGAGCGCCTCATACCCTTGTGAAGCCGCCTCTGACGCCGTGTACCCCTGAGAGCCTACTTCTCGAGCAGTGAATCCCTGACTACCCACGTTCGCAGCGTTATAACCTCTAGACCCGGTTCCGCTAGATCCGGCAGTTGCTGCGCCGTAGCCTTGCGATGTTGCTGGGCCTGCTGCAACAGCGCCAGGAGTAAAACCAACGAGACCTTGCGTGCCTGTTGTGGCGTTCTGTATGGCGTCTGCAGAAGACTGCACTAGATTAAAAGGCTGCGGCTCTGGTGCCGCCACTGGATTGTCTAAAGATTCTAGTGTGCCGAGAATGTTAAAAAAATTCTGTCGGAGCGGATCGGCGGTGTTCTGTTGCTGAAGTGCTGGCGTTGCGTTTCCGATAGGGTCAAGACCGCCCAACAAATTAAACATGCCCGGGGCGTTTGCCGTCGCGGTTTCCATATTTAAGTTAGGAACTGATTGAATGGCACCAGCTGCCCCTGGCAGCTGCCCAGTGTTTACAACTTGTGCGTTGCCTTTCGAGCCGCCCGCTGCATTTTGTGGTACTGCTCCGCCGCCTGACATTATATTCTCCTAAACTCGGAAGCCGCCCAGCCTGCTATAGTATGCGGCTAGCTGTTCGGCTGTCATGTTGGCAAAATCTGGCATTCCGGGAATGCTCGTTGAGCCGTCTCCCGTAGGGTCAAGAAATCTGCTTGTAATTGCTGCATATTGGCCCGGGCGTCTGGCCTCTAGCTCTGCTAGCGCCTGGTCATACAATCCAATAGTTTCATAACCTCTTATGCCATCAACCTCTACAGCCTCGGGCATTTGAAAATCGCCTGCACCTTGCATACCAAACGCCTCGGCCATGTCATTGACATTTTGTCTAGCGGCGACTTGCGCGTCGTTAAACGCGGCAATTTGCGCGCCGGATTGAGGGACATATCCTATCCGCGACACTTCCCTAGCTTCTGCTAAATTAGCTTTTGACGCATCCTCTAGGTATTTTGGTATTTCTACCTTCGTAGTTGAGCTACCGCCCTTTCCACCTGACATATCAAATCTCTTTGCTTAACGTGATAAGTGTTGGTTTCCAATCAAACGACTCTAATGCGCGCACCCACCCTTTTCGACCAGACAGCGATAGCGCCGAACAGCCCTGAGCCTGAGCCCAGGCGATAACGTCTTCATGCATGTCGGTAAGTGTTTGCAATTTTCCCCCAGCTAAAAAAATGTGTAATACCTTTTTTTTCGGGTATTGCAATAGTTCAGTAACGAGGCATCCATCCTCGGCAGGCCATAACTGCATTGCGCCCTCGAGTATACCATACGCGACATGCTCATAATCGTGCGTGTCGCCGCCATATTCCAACGCAGCCTCAATCCATTCTCGGCAGCGCGCTATCTGCATGCCGATTCGATCTTGCTCTAGTGTCGCCATGTTCATGCGTGTAGCCTAGCTACACTTAACGTACTAGCTGGGCTAGCAGGCGCGAAACTTGTGGCGCTACCGCCGTTCAATGTGCCGTTAGTACTACTGACAGCAAATTTAATTTCAAAGTATTGGTTTGCCGTCATCGTCAGTATGTACGACCGCGTCACGACCACAGTGGATCCGTTGTTGTGCAACACCGTTGTGACCCTGCTATTCGCTTCGTTCGTGCCATTTACAGCAGGCCACAAATAAAACGTGACATCACTCGCTGACGAGTTTTTCAATTCTGCGGTAACCGTTATTAAATAATCACCGTTTTCTGTCACTACGATACGCTCAGGGTTAGAGCTGTCACGATCGACGTTGTAGTTGCCGCTCGGCGCGTCATATGTAATCGAGTAAGCTGTGTCAGCTGACGCCGCCGCCTGGCTTGCTGCTCTTACAAATTGACCATGACCGCCCTCTACGACAATCTGTCGAAAGGCGCTGCTATCGCTGATTACAGGATACCCAGCTGCCGCATCCCACATTAAAATACCGTCTTCCGTTGCTGATTCGCTTGCAGTTTTGTGAGCCAGCAAGCTGCGAATCGTGCCCAAATATACAGACAGCCGTCTCGCCCACGTTTGCCATGCATCGCCTGAAGGTGTGGGTATATATTCCGTCACCGCCGACCGCCGTTTATTACGTCCAGCCTGTTAACGCCTACACGCCAATCTGCTAGTTTTTGGCCCTCAACTCTGATCCGCAGCTGACGTCCTGTAAATCGCACTGACGTAGGGTTAGAAAGGCTGTAAGGGCCATGCTCCGATTCAGCGCCGTTAGGGTAAAACCGTGTTTTGAACCGGGCCTGCACATCGCCCTGTGTGCGCTCGTCTGGTATTAACTCGACCGCTGACATAACTTGATCGCCGTTAGACATCATTATCGGCCCTGACTCTGCGAACGGTGTGGCGCTGCCGTAGTCGAAGCCTATTTCATGCTCGTACACGTGCTTGTCATCAGCGTCCGCCCATAAAGGGTGCCGAAAAGTGCCGTGATCAATAGCCGCGGTGCGCGCTAGCTGCCCTATCGACCAGGTGTTTTCCGCGTAATTCCACACAACATATCTATCGTTTTCCGTGCTTGCACCAGACGGATAAAACCACCAGACCTCGCTAAATCGCGCGTTAGTCGTTGCACACACCTTGCTTTGTTGCGATTGGTTGATGTCGCTAAACACATAATCAGACACCTCGCTTGGCACCTTTGATACTGCGCCGCCTGAGTACGTGTAAAATGCCTTACGCCCCATCCAAACTGCCCCGAGATCTGTGACCGCTACGGCTTTGCGTGAGATGATGCCGCACGCAGTTCCAATTCGCTCCCGGGAGTACACGTAGGGCGGGCCGAGGTAGCCCATTGCATGAGCGTCGATCGTAGTGAGTATTAGCGTCTGACCTCTGACATTGACGCCGCACATAATCTCGCCGCCCGTCTGCAGCTCTATGTCGCCTGCTTCATTGGTTGCAGAAGGCGTCCACACTGTATTATTTTCTTTGTCGCACCATTGCACTTTACGCGGGTTACCGCCAGCGCCTAACGCAAAAATAAACCTTTCCTCTGTCACGACCAAACCCAGGCAGCTACTAGGCGAGTTTGTTATCTGCGCCGCTGGTGTTCCTGTGTTTAGCGTCCACTCATACAGCTTGCCGTCATCGGCGCTACAGGCGACAAGGTTTTGCCCAAACGTGTCCAGCGACCACGTTGTTGCCGGTAGTATTGTGACGCTGTCTGTACGCTCTGTACCGTAATAGCCACTGTTATACGGCCCAGCGCCATAGCCAGTGAAGGCAGACGCATCAATGCGCCCAGAAGTGAACCCTGCCGGTGTAATGTCTGCTTGAACGCCCGACTGCGTGTAGGCATACAGTTTATTGTAAGTGCCTGCGACGAAACGCCTACCGTTACTGTTATCTACCCAAGCCAGTAACGCTCGTATTTTACTAGCCGCAGCAGTTTGCGATTTTTGCTCCCAACCGCCGACCGGGCGCAGTGTGTTGTCCGTCCACCTAACTAAACTTGCGTCTCGCCACCTATTCTGACTCTGCAAGTCGGTGCCATTGCGATATACGCCTGGCTGTATTTCTAACGGCACCAGTGGCATGACTTACTCTGGCTTTTCAGGCCATGTAATTGAAGATGGAAACGTCTCCTGCTGCGGCACATCACGCAATGCCTGCCTGTACGTTGTCATATCGTCTGACATGGTTACATCAGACAACCCATAGTGATCGGTCTCCTTTAACAGTTCGTCCCGCTTAGCGCGTTCTGAAGCCGCTAAAGCAGCAGTATTTGCCGCATCGTAAGCATCTTTCTGAGCCTGCACAGTTACAGTGGTTTCGTTGCCTTCCCCATCAGTTTCCGTGTACTCAGTGAACATATCCTGCTCTGTCCAGGCGTACACCCAATTGTCGTTGGCGTCCTGCTCTACACCGTTACGCACCACGACCTTGTAGTCACCAGAAGGCTCTGGCTTGGGGGAATCTAGTACTGGGTCAATACCTAGACCGTCACAGGTAGCTTCAGTCCAGACTTTGGGTAAAGATGTGTTGGGATGATCGCTTCGGATTTGGCCTTGAGTTTTGACCTCACCCGTTGATCTATAACGATATTCCGACATAGTTGATTCTCCTATGCTATTGCGTAAAATAAATATGTTTCGCCGCTTTTATTCATCCCATAACCGGCGGTTCCTTTGACTATAAAACCACTTGATAGGGGGTCTATGGCGTCTAGTGCGCCTTCTTCACTGGTAGAGGTGGTATCTAAGACTATGTAAGGATCATTACCTGACGAAATCCCTCTCTCTGAATCAAATAAAAACCAATGGCCTGATGACCAAGTGGTAGTCTTGATTAACACGAAACGTGCGCCGTTGGAAAAACCACAATCAACATTTATATCGCTACCTGTTCCGGTGTAACTGCCGACCTTTGATATTCCAGCTACAGAAGCAAACAGAAAACCATAATATAGTCCGTAGGAGTTACTGCTATCATTAACCCTATAATTTGTTCCGACACTAAACACACTGGCGGTTGGGTCAGTGCTATTCCAATAAGCCCCCGCCGAGTCAGCATTTGCGGAATATGTATATGAAAGATCAAGCCACGCTTGATTGCCACTTACTTTGCTATAAACAGCGTGTCGTTCCCCAGCATCACGGGTAAACACCCATATCATTTCTGGCGCTACGCCTAAATTATGGGGAATTGTTTTAGCTGATCCGGTGCCTTTCCAAGTAACTACATCGAAAAATCCGGGCGCTCTTCTCCAGCCCCACCACCTGTACGCCGCAGAAGAAAAATAATCTAAAGCACCGTTCATATAGTCGAAAGCAATAGAAGACCCCGTATTGTTAAAGCTAGTGGTATTACTGTTTGTATAGCTGTATTTGTTACCAGCTTGTCTTGCCATTATAAAATTGTTATCAGTAGAGCCTGTTGCTCGCTGAATCCCCATGTCATTGACAAAACCAGTTACATAAGAAGGACTAACGCTGTCGGATCTGCCTGTTACCGTCTTAAACAAATCAGTAGCCGAAAACTCTGATGCTGGCTTGTGGGGTCTGCGGATTGCCATGTAGATGTACGTTTCACCACTGCCATTATATTGAGCGCCATTATGTGTGTAAGTAAAACCAGTTGGGTTTATGTCTAGCGAGGAATAACCACTGTACTCTGTACCATTATAATTTGCTTGTAATTGTGCATCGTTACCCCCGACAACCATGCCTCGAATGATGTCCCACATTACCCATCCATCATTTCCTGTTGCGGCTTTAACAAGTAACCACTGAGGCTCAAAACCAAGATTAATTGTAGGCCCAGAACTACTACCGTTCCCAGTGTAACTACCACACTTAATAATCGCTTCGTCAGAATCTTCACCAAAGTCTTGGGCATCGTGGGCAAATATGTAGGCTACATAAGTGCCGCCAGATCCGTTGTAATAAACGTTATTGTAAGTGCCAATTGTGAATGATGTAGAACTCCAACCATTCAATGCATTGCCATTAGATTCATTCGTTGTTTCATCTAAAAATATATGGTGGTTTGAGATGCTAGAAAGTGATCTATGAAAAACTGTCCATGGAGAGCTTGAATCTAACCTCTTAATGATGAGCATCCCCGGCGTAGAGCCAAGGCTGTGTGAAATTGCACGATTATTAGTACCGTCCCCTGTCCACGTTACAACGTCGAAAAACCCCGGTTGCTTGCGGAATGTCCAACTAACGTAGTCTGTTCCGTTATAACCGACACGATTATTTGCCCCAACACCAAAACCATTACTATTGAATGAAGTAACCATATTGCCAGCGCCGTCTGCCGCCGCAGTAGAGTTACTAGACAAAAATGCTTGCGAGCCACTAACTGAAGGTTGCACTGTATCTAAAAGGAAATGACCGGCAATCCCAGAGGTTGATGTTCTATTTTTAATCCAAACCAGACCGCCCTCGCCAGCAAGGTCAATGCCGTTGGTTATAGTCTGAGTAGATCCGTTACCTTGATACAAATGTGTAGAAAACACATCGTCAACGTAAACGGGGTCACCAGCAGCACCAGCCGCAGCCTGTATCGCTTTTAACGCTGATCTACTCATCCCAATGCCTGCCCTGCAGTAAATCCGTAGTAGGTAGTACCACCGTCATGCGTGATAAATACAAAGTAATCTACTGCGTTAGCGGTAGCTGTTAGTGTTGGTGCTGTAGCCGCAGGCCAATCTATTGCTCCCGGCCATGTCACAGTAAACCCTGAAGCACTTCCGTCTTGTACTAGCTTCAAGGTGAACGCTGACAACTTGCCGCTTGAGGCTGGGTTGCTAAATGTGAACGTAGTATTTTCTGTTAGCGTGTGGCTAAAGTTAGTACCGTCTCGCAAGTTGACCGTTGTTGCATTTGAGCTAGACGTTACAGCAACGTACTCTTCTGAAATGCCATTATCAAAGGTTGTAACGCCATTTGCGTCCGCTGTAACAATACCAGACGCCTGGGTCAGCCCAAGCGTGTCAGGCAGCTTAACCGTGTATGTCGCTGATGCGCTATGTGCTGGGCCTTGGACGCTTACACCATGCGAGTTGTTTTCGCAGTTAAAGCGTATTGTTCCAGCGTTGGTATTTCCGTACAACTCAGTAAAGCCTGTTCCGTTCGGGAACAGCTGTATGTTGCCGTTTGTATCAGTTGACTTAACAGCATTACTGTCAATTTGAATGTTGTCGACATCTAGCTCACTAGCAATAATCTGGCCCGCTGCGCCATAAATTACTGCCTTACTGTTGACCACTGTGTCAGCTGTGCTGCCGTCTAATAGATTGACCTCCGCGGCTGTAGACGTTACCGCCGTGCCGCCAATTTTCCATGACCCCGCTGTTAGGTTAGGCTGTATTGCGGTAGTGCCGTCTAGCAAGTTATCTACGGAGTCGAGGTTGTTATTAATTTTGGTTCCCCAGGTGTCGTCAGATGCGCCGACTTCTGGCTTAACCAAAGAAAAAGTTGTGGTAGTTGTGTCGGCCATAGCTATGCGCTCCTGCTTGGTGCCTCAGTCCATGTGTCTGACGGATCCGTTACCGGGATCCATTTATAACGCGCATCTTTCTGTGTGACCTCAGAGGTACAAGCCTCTGTTGCCTCAAATGGTCTAATGCGCAAGTATGTGATATTAGGCGCAACGGTTGGCGTTGCTGTAGCCGCCCCTGTCGCGCTGTAAAAACCTTGTGCCGCTGTTGTAACTGTTGGCGTAGCCGTTGACTGCCCTTGATGAATGCGGACGCCCACGGTTGTAGTGGTAACCGTTGCAGTAGTGCTTGCAGCCCCAAAAGGGCGTACTCTTTCGGCATCTGCCTGCGAGACAACTGAGGTGACACTAACAGCAGCCGCGCCCTTGTCGAGCGTTGATTGGCCGTAGAGCCCGCGCCCATATCTGCCAACGCCATACCCGTCTCGGAGGCGCTCGTCATACTCCTGCCCACCGTAAACATATTTGCCAACAGCTGTTGAGGTAACCGTAGCGGTCGCAACAGCCTGCCCAGTGATGACTTGGGGCAGTCCATATTTGTGTGCGCCGTAGCTACCTGTGCCATAGCCTGTTCGCAGTCCCATGATTAATTCAGCGTGATATCAAGATCACCTGTTGGTATGCGGAATACGTCGCCTGTTGCAATTACTTTAGACGTTGTTAGTGCTGCATGAACCAACATGTTGCCGCTGCTACTAGCGTCCATGACACCAATGTGCGTAATCGTTCCCCAGCTTGAGGTACAAGCGGGAAACTCTACCGCCGCACTGTTAGTGCCTGTATCGCCTGAAACGCTAAACGTCACAGCTGTCCTAGCGTAACTGCCACCTGTTACCTCAGTGCCAGCCGCGCCGGTTTCTGTAGGGTCAGAGGTAAACAGCGCAATGTACCAATTAGTTGGGCGTGTGACGCTTGTCGTAGTTAACGCAAACTGCAAGACGGTTGTCTCAAAAGCATTAGTGAATGACATCAGTAACTCCTGATTTGTAACTTTAGACCTGTGCCTGCATTGCGAATGCGTTGGCTTTCATTGTTAATGGAATTTATGGCGTTCGAGTATACCACAGCCCAGACTTGCACCCTTTGGTCATCCTTGAGATACGGCGCTGATTGCGTCAACGCACCATACAGATAAACGTCTGGGTGAGAGGTCATAAGCCAGTTTGTGGTTGTGGTGTCTGATAGAGACGGAATGTCCTGGTAGTACAACAGCTCTGTAGAGTATGTGGTATCAGGTGTTGGGTACACCTCAAAGGTGTCGCCACTGATCGCGTAGTAACGCGGCTTGCCCGTTGCGCTATTTTCATTACGGTAACGCAACATGTCCGACAGGCTCACCAAGTCGATGGCCGTGCTTTTGTCGTCGTTATGATGAAATCTTATAGATTCTAAGAAGTCAGCAGGAAACTCAGAGTGTCGGGTATCAACCTCGCCCTCAGAGCGTTGCATCATTTTGTAGTGCCGTATCTCACGCTTAAACTGTGCCTCTGCCAGCTTGATAAAATCAGGGATGACGGCAGTAAGATCGTCGCGGTTTAAAAAGTCTGCGATAGACGCTTTTAAATCGCTATAAGTTGCGAGTGCCATAGGCTACCTCTTTTTGCGCTTCTTTGGCTTCTTTGCGGTCTTTGCCGCAGCCTTAAACGCTGCTGCGGTCGGCGCGCCTTTAGAGCCAGGCTTCCTCATTCGCTCTGGCGTTTCGCCGCGCGACTTCTGCGCCTTGATTCGTCGGCGTTTGGCTTGAATATTGGCATAAAGACCGCGCTTACTTGCCATAGCCTTTTCCCTTGCCTTTTTTCTTTTTCTTACCTTTGTGAGTACCTGGCATCATTTCCACCCTTTTCTAGCTTTTGCTTTCGCTGACTTTGATAGCTTGCCAAAATGCACAAGCGGCTTACTGTTGCTGTTGTGTTGCGCGCCAGAGTGCATCATGCCATTTGGCATCTTATGGCTCGCGCCCTTATGTTCGGTGCCATCTTTGAAATAGTGCTTTACACCTTTTGCCATTACTTTTTCCTCGACTTTGCGCCAGAGCATTTCCAGCGTTTACGTGACAAGTTGTTTGGCGTGTTGGGGTCGTTTTGTTTTTTCTTAGATAGGCGTTTCTTTATCCCCAGGCTACGCGCACAATAACTGTCGCCCTTCTTTGTCCCGGGCTTCACCTTTGCACCCTTCAAGCCGTAACTGACCTTCCTGCCAGTTGACGTCTTTTTAACTCTTGCCTTGCCTTTGGCTGGCTTCATTCCCCGATTATACCTTGTTCGCGACTATCGGCCATCTTTTGGGTTTTCTGCCTGGCGTATTCTAAAGCCATGTCTATTAACTGTGAGCTAGGTACTCTTTGCCCTGTAAATGCGTCGATGCCTGCTACGTTTTCGTAGAAGTCCTGTATTGAATCATTAGGTCGATCTGCATAATCTTTAAATTGATATGCCCGCGCCATTTCTTTCGCTACCTTCGGCGATATACCTTCTCTAGCAGCCCAATCGTATCCACCGGCAAAGTTGACCGCTATATCTAACAAGCCTCGATCTATTCTTTCGCCTAGCTGTGGATTTTCCCGCCTGATCCTTTGCGCAATAGCCTCGGGAAAAGTAATGTGTTCCATTGCGTCTACTGGGTTTGCTAACACGGTCATCAAGTTGTGATCCTTAATCCTTTGCAGCAAACCATAATTTTTAAAAGGATCGTCCGCCATGCCTAATTATACCTTACGCTAGACCCTGTATATTTCTTCGTATAGGCTCGCCCCAGCTTGACGATACAGGGCGATAACCGACGGCCAAGTATCTCATAGCATCGGCTCCATGTGACGACCAATCGTGCTTAGGCTTGCCGCGCCATGCCTTGCCGACGTCATCCCAATCGCGGCGATAGTTCATTAGCGCATTAATGCCCCGGTCGCACTTTTCCTTGTCAAACCAGGCCATAGGGATAGTAGAGCGCACTTGCTGTATGCCGTCCTCGATGCCCATCATGGGGCATATTTCTATGTTAAACAGTCCCAATGACTGCAGCACCTCATAGCGTGATTTACCTGTCCCTAGCTCTTTCACCCTAACGTCATGCGGCAAAATATGTGATTGGTAGTGATAGCCCTTTTCCTGCAGCACCTTTGCGTAATGATCTAATGCGTAACCACTGGCCTCATAGTAATCAATCAGGCGCACTTCCTTGCCAACGTACTGCGCAAACCAAATAGCAGTGCTGTCGTCCATTCCCAAGTCCCACGCCGTTACGACGCCGACATTGCGATCATATGGAACATTAGAGATACGCTCTTCGTCTCGCGCCTCTGCCATCTCTACCGCGTAATATGCGCCCTCTCGATAGGTCAGGAAGCCACCCTCCCAGATGTGGTCGTAGGTTTCTGGACGCAGCTTGAGGTCTTGGCGGCGCTCTCTTTCAAGAACAACTGGGAAGTACGGGTTATCTCGCCAGTTGATTTCGGCAATCTTGCAATGCTCTGGCGGCGTGTCGCGGAACCTTTGATGCGTAGCCGACTGGCTAGACTCTGGGTTGTAGCTTACCCATACCTCAGAGTCCTCTTCGCGCACTGTAGGGATTAGCTTGTCGTAGGCGTCCCTGCTAACCGTTTCTGCCTCATCAATCCAACAGAGCAAAATACGAGACTTAGATTTAATACTGTCCAGATTACGCCGTAGACCGCTAAAGGTGAATTCGATGTTGCGGTCTTTAGAGCGAATATAACGCTCACCAATCTCATAGTAGTCTTCAAGCCAATCATACGCCCGGATCGCCCCCTCAATCTCCGTGAAGCTGGATTCCGCCAGGCTATTCATGTACTCCCGGGCGCATAGTATCTGCCCTTGCCTACCCTCTTGGCCCCAAATGTAGCCGCGCACAGCAGCCATTGTTGCGAACGACCTCGATTTTCCTGATCCCCGGCCACCATACGCAACTCGATACCTCGCCTCACCGTTGAACAGGTCGACCAGCTTTGGCGGCAACTCAATGGTTTTGGTATTCGGGCTCGTCGTCATCTACATAGTGCTCGTGATCTGGCAGCTTTGCAGTTAGCTCAATGCGTGTAGGCGGCGCTTCTACTGGGTCAGGCACTGTTTCTTTCCAGCCGCCCCTAGTCTTTAAGAAAAAGATTTGGGCTGTTGTGTTGCCCTCTGTTGCGCTACGCAATAACGATTGTGCCACTGTACCCACAGCCTTGGCGCAACCCCTTTTATATGCGGCAGAAACCTCTTCATCACGGGCCATGATCTCCCGAAATGTGCGCGTAGGGATGCCCAGATAATCGCATAGTTGCGTTTGATTTAGGACAGCCGCCAACTTCTCGACCTCTACAATCTGGTCTTCAGTGAGCTCTGTGCGCGGCCTGCCGCCTTTGTTGATTTCGTCCATGTCGTTAATCGCCGCCAAAACCCTCGCCCGTTTCAGAATGCGTTGCTTTTTTGCCGGTGTAATCCTGCCAGCGATTAATAATTACATCACAATATTTGGGGTCTAACTCAACTAATCTGGCGTGCCGAGACATACGCTCGCAAGCAATCAGTGTAGAGCCCGAACCACCGAAACAGTCGATGACCACGTCCCCCGTCTTGCTACTGTTTTCTAACGCTCTTTCGATTAACTCTACAGGTTTTTGGGTCGGGTGAACGTAATTCTGGTGTGCCTCTCGGCGCATCTGCCATACATCAGACTCGGCTCTACTGCCGTACCAGCGCCCAGCACAGTAAAAAATAAACTCGTGCTGCGGGCGATACTCCTGATTGCCAAGGCCGATAGACTTTTTATCCCAGACGATGCACGCTTTAACTGAGCGCCCCAATTCCTCTAAAGCGGCCTCAAACTGTGCATAGGTTCGCCAAGTGAAACAGGCGTATAGCGGCACATCAGGCTTCGAATGCGTCATAGCAGTCGCTAGCGCGTCACGAACCAGCGATATGAGACTGTCGCCTTTCAGATCATCGTTAATGATCATCCCGTGAGCTTTGACTTTAGCGCCCTTTGTAGTGTCCCCCGCGGCGCGTCCACCGCCATAGCTCATACCGTATGGGGGGTCTGTAAAGATGAGGTCCGCGCGGCTATCCATCATCCCGTCATAAGACGTTGTCGCCGTAGCATCACCGCAGACCAGCTTATGATCGCCAAGAATCCAAACGTCTCCCAGAACAGTTTCAGGATGTTCAGGAAGATGCGGCAACGCGTCTTCATCTGTTTTTCCGTCTACGATCTCAGGTTGTAATAACTGAGCAAGTTCATTTGTGTCAAAACCGATCAAATCAAGGTCAAAGTCTAGCTCTTGCAACCTCAAAAGCTCTGCGCTTAGAACTTCTGTATCCCAACCAGCATTTAGCGCCAGCTTGTTGTCCGCAATTACGTAGGCTTTTTTCTGCGCTTCTGATAAGCCGGTTAGTGTAATGGTTGGCACGGACGCAAGGCCGAGCCGTTTAGCAGCTAACACTCTGCCATGTCCCGCTATGATACTGCTATCTTCATCAATCAAAACGGGGTTAGTGAACCCAAACTCTGTGATGCTTGCCTCGATTTGAGCCACCTGGCTGTCGGAGTGCGTTCGCGAGTTTAGCGCGTAAGGTATTATTTTTTCGCTGCTTACGTACTCAATCTGTAAACTTCGATCCATATACGATTACTTCCCCTTTCAGCCACCCATTGATGTGTTCGGGTGTTTATTCTGGTGGGTCGAGCGGATAGGCCCAGTATAGGCCTTTACTGTATCCGGCTATGATTGTGCCTGTGTCGATATCGGCTTGACTGATTGGGTAAGTTTCGACGCTTTCGTCATCAAAGGCAATCAAATACGTGCCTTCCTTTTTCGGAAGGGTTTCAATCGGGTGCCACTCGATCACTATCTCTTGATACATGCCCACTGCCCCAAGGCTTTGTAATCCACTGCTGCCGCCATTTACTTAGCTCATACCGTGTAACGTCCTGGTCGCTACTGTTGACGCGCTTTGTAACCCGTATTTTATCCTGCGACGTCCCATAAACAATAACCGCCATAGCCTGTTTTTTATTGATACCTAACAGCTCTTGTATGTCTTGTGACGTAAAAGATGTAATCTCCATTTTTTGCAGTGCCTCGAATCGCTCAGGCGCTGACGCTTTCTGTGTTTTCACAGTTACAAAGACTCATACCATGAGCAATCTCGGTCGTCGTAATTAGGGTGCCCGCGCGTTCCTTTGTGACGAACCCAGCTGTCAACCATCGCGCAGTAATGAGTCGCTTCTCTTTCTGCATCCACATAGTCACCCGTACTGACAAAACTATAGGCGACGGTAATTCCAATGATCATTAATACTTCTTTCATATCATTGTTCTCCTCATAGGTCAGATGTTTTTCAAACTACGATGATACTCCACATTATTGAGGTGCTGCTCCAAAATGTCAGCTCTGTTCGTGTTCCAATATGGCACGGCTAATCGCTCATCTTCGAGCATTTCGTTAATGCTTTTATCGTGACCTTCGACCCAAATCTCGCCTAGCGTTCTGCCATATTTACCCCGGTCAAGATACGTTTTTACAAAAATCTCACCGCTTTGCGGGATCAACCTCCGCACAAACTCTGTCGCTAATACGCCTAACGCCTTGAGGTCTTCAGTCCCACCCGCGACCATTCTCTTTTCTGGCGTATCGATTCCATATAGCCGGATATCTTCCTCTTTCCAACACCCGAACCCCAAATCGAGTTTTGCGCGTAAGGTATCGCCATCAACTACGCGCCCACAAACACCCCTGTAGAAATATCGTTCTCGGTCACCGTGCATTGCCCGCCCCCTCCTTTTTTCTCCAACGAATGTAAACGCGCCCACACGCCACACACTTTTCGTATTTTGTCACGACAATTTTGTCTTTCGTTTCTTGTCGCTCGACCATAACACCGCCGCAACTGCACTGCATATGCTTCCCCTAGAAGTAATCTTCAAACTCTATACGACCCGTAGCCCCACACTCCCGCAGCTGAAGCATCATGTCTAGCTGCTCTCGATAATGTTTAGCTATGTCGCCTTTGCCCTTTGTCTTACGTGCGATCTTGCCTGCCTGTATATCATTCGCCACCTCTCTGATGCGCTCACGCTCAAATTCAGACAGCATTCTTTGCATCCAATTACCGCCCTCGAGCTGATGACAGCCATAACACGCACTTATCGCATTTAGCCCCATAAACCTTGTCGCCCAGGTGCCGCGGCCGATACCGTGACTACAATGCAAACCCCGGTGCCCCTCTGGGTATTTAGTTCCGCACCGTTCGCACGCCCAGCCTGCTCGCTCCTTAACGCATTTGGCAAACGATGTATCTGCGGGCGTAATTTTTACTCCCATGTGTTTCTACCAAACGGCACAACGATGTCAAACTTCTCCGCTAGGTGTTTCGAAATAACCTGATAAACCATGTCGACCTCTTGCGTAGTTAGGTCAGAGGTCGACGTTTTATCTAAGACTTTCGCTTGTATCGGTTTCCACATGTGATCTTTCACAATTTGCATGGTGGGAGTAATTTCTACCGTTGGCTTCAGTACCTCGCGCATGTCCATGCCCCGGGCACACATTTGCTCTGACACATCCCGTAGATAAGCGTGCAGCGCATTATTCTGTTTAACAGTGCGCTGCCCACGAGTAATTGCAAAAGTTATATCTGCATCTTGATTTGCGTTTATATAGTCAATCAGTGCCTTGCGCTCTTCGCGATTACTCACAATCCATGTTTCACCTGACATGCCGCACACCTTTTGAGTCTACATATTGGCCGTGTGCAGATAACCATTTTTCTGCTTGCGTAGGGTTGTCCATAAAATCATGCGTCAACATGTCCAGCATTGTCCATTGCCTCACAGGGATCGGCTCGCCAGGCTTCAGCTCTGGTCTGAATTGCGCAGGACTCCCGCCCATTTTGTTAGCGCGACTCAACCACATGTTTACAAATCTGGACATCCCCCGGCGCGTCTTACGCTTGCTTGGATTCGCTTCCAGCCAACAATCCATTGCGTCTAACTCAGTGAAAACATCCACCTCTTTGTAGGCGTGCTGCCACTTCGCAAGCTGCTCGTCAGAGGGTTGCCAATCGTCACCTTGCTGGGTCTTCATTCGTAATCACTCCGCGTCAGCTCTGGAAGGTTAGTAGCACGTTGATCACTAGACGTCTGTTCCCGCGTTCTAAAAAAACCATCGTGCTGTGGATACATCCTGTGAAAACGCCTAGCGTAATACGCTCTGTAATTATTGTTAAGCTTAAAAGGTTGTTTGGAAGGTATCGGCACAGGCTCGCCGCCGTTAATGTTGCCCGAGTGGTCTGTAGGCAAACTAGCAAATATTTTGCTCGACACTGTCGGGGTATTTACGTCTACCTCCCACCTGATGCGCTCGAAAATAGCATTGGCGCTATAGTGCTTAAAGCCAGCGTGTATCACGTTATTTGTAAACTTAACGAATAAGCGCCAAACTTCTGGGTGTTCATTGTGAAACGCCTGGCATTGCTCTGCCATTTCTTCCTGTCTAGTTTTCATTTTTTCCCCTTTTACTGCACAAGCTTCGCCCGTGCTGTTACACACTATACGTTACAAGATAACGAGCTACGACTGCTGTATCGAATCTTGACGTCTATCCCGCCTACCTGCTCTCGGCATTCGGGGGCGTGCATAGAGAGGGTCAACTCTGCTCCGGGGTTATTTGGTTCCCCGGCCTACCGCCCAACAGTCTCTGGGGATTGTTTGCGGTTTTGCTTAGGCTTCGATAAAATCGATGTGCCGTAGCTTCAGATCCCCTTTGAAGCGATGGCACTCCTAAAAGTAGTACCCCCCCGAGTGCCGCAACACACCGGGGGGTTTTAATTTCTACACGTTCACTACAACCTGGTTCTCACTGACTGACACTACCGGCTGCTCCATTTGTTGTACAACGCTCGTTGCTTCCAGTCCTAAATCTAGAAACTCAGAAATCGTCATACCAAAAAATGTAGCAAGGCTCTCTAGTCGGCTCAACCTCATGTCGATCGCAGCTCGCCAACGTGTGACCTGAATTGGCGCAACGCCCATATGCTTCGCTAATTCTCGGTTGCTCACGCGGTTTTTAGCCTGCGCGTAACGCACACTTAAACCGGGGTTAAAACGGGATGTCATCTTCCAGCACTCCTATCTCTTGTGGTTTTCCTTGATCTGCCGCTACCGACTTATGATCAGTTTTTGGCTCATCCGATTTGCCGTCTAACAACTGCATTTCAGTGCAAATGATTTCAGTTGTGTACCGCTTCTGACCATCCTTGCCTTCCCACGACCGTGTACGCAGCGAACCCTCCACGTACATCTTTGCGCCTTTGTGAGCGAGGTTTTTGACTACGTCGGCAAGAGGCCCAAAAAATACACACTTGTGCCACTCTGTGCGCTCAGCGTCTTGCCCGGTCTTCTTGTCTTTCCAAGACTCTGATGTCGCTACACTCACATTGGTAACAGACCCGCCGGAGGGCATGGCCCGTGTCTCTGGGTCGTTGCCCACATTGCCAACCAGCATCACTTTGTTTATGCCGCGTTTCATTGCTCCATTTCCTCTTGGATTTCGTTCCACTTGCTCAGGCGCTCTGCAGACAAACCATTTGCAGCGTCAACTTGTAACCACTGCGGCATTTCATCCCACGCCTGCGTAGCGCCTAACGTATCGCGCTTATCGACCAGTAATTCAAACCTTTGGCGTAACTCCTGCGCCATCTTAACACCCTTCGCCTCTAGCGTTCTACACGCATCCTTAAATGCTGTTTTCTTGCTCTTAGGCGCGCAGTTAAATGCCTGGATGTACTCTTCTTCAGTGACATCTTTCCGCCATGACATAAACGTCAGGCCGTCGTCATCGCTCGCCATCATGCGGCGCAGGGTCTTATATAAGATCGTCCATTCTCGGTTAACAAAGTCGTCCGCCTCCTCCTCCGTGTAGGCGTCCCCATGCACATCTAACAGCTTGAGCACAACGCGATCCTTGGCGCGCTTCTCCGCCATGGCAAACGGATACTGAGCCTTGATATTCGATGGTGACGCCTCACCAAATGACCACTCGCTGCGCCCACCATCACCCATAGTGCCAGTCACGTAAAACGCTACTGAGCCGGTCGCCATGTCTGCATGGACTTGCGTGGGCTCTGAAAACTGAATGTTGTGATGCGCTGCAAGACGCTCGATGGCTTTGTGCTTGATCGCCCATACT